CAACTGGTACGCTCTTAGGCGGCACTTACTAACAAGGGAATTAAACAATGGCTACAACAATTGTAACTAAAAGCGGCTCAGGTGCTCCCACAGCCTCCGATTTGGTAGCTGGAGAGCTTGCCGTAGACTTAACTAACAAGAGACTGTACACGGAAGACAGTGGTGGTACTATTTTAGAACTTGGGACTAATCCCAGTGGCAATGTTACCTTTGGTGACAATGGTAAAGCCATCTTCGGCGCTGGCAGCGACCTACAGATTTATCATGATAGCGCAACAAATACTAATTATTTAGAAGCTCTTAGTTCTAATGTAGCTATTGATACTGCTCAGTTTGTTGTTCGTAACCCTTCTAAAGATACTAATTTATTTTGGTCGCCTACAGATGGAGGTGGTAAATATACAGCAATATTAGGCCACGAAACAGGCGGCACTAAACTACAAACAACAGCCACAGGCATTGATGTCACGGGCAGCGTCACGGCGGATGGGCTTACTGTTGATGGTGCGGCCACTATTGATGGGGGCGCAACAGATAATACTGTTTTGACGTTAGACTCAGGAACTGCAAATACTTATCTTAAAATAGCTGATTCAAACTCTACTAACGGAGTATTCATCGGTGCGGCTACTAATGATTTAAATTTTTATCCGAATAATACTTTGTCTGCAAAGTTTGCCGCAGGCGGAGACATCAGCTTCTACGAGGACACGGGCACGACTCCTAAGTTTGTATGGGACGCTTCGGCGGAGTCTTTGGGAATCGGGACGAGTTCGCCAGCGGCCCCTTTAGATATAAAATTAGCTGGGACTGTTACTGCTGACATATTTAAATTTCAACGATCCGATGGCGCTGTAGCGGGTGTTTTAAATTATAACGGAACAGATGGCGCTATTAGCTTAGGAACTACTACTACGCATCCTCTTGCGTTTGATACTAACAACGTAGAACGCATGCGCATAGGTGCATCAGGCGAAACTACAATAACGGCAGACACCGCAAGTGATTGGGCGTTAGCGGTTTCAAATGGAACCAACTCAAATGCATTTGGTTTATATGTTAACGCGCCATCAGCATCTGGAATACCTCTTAGAGTAGATGGTGGCGGCACAGAACGTATGCGCATCGATGCCAATGGCAACACGGGAATCGGGGGGACTGCAGGTGAACGATTAACCGTTACTGCACCAAATCCTGCCGACGGTCTTGTGGCAAGTTTGAGAAACAGCGGTACTTCTGGCTTAACAGGCACTAAACTCTGGTTTAATCAAAATACAGTAGATAACTGGAACATTGGACAACCCGCAGGAGTTAATGCGTTTGTATTTTGCAACTCTACGGGCAGTACCGCAGAACGCATGCGCATCGATGCCAGTGGGAACGTGGGTATCGGGACGGTTCCTAGTGCCGACTCGTATTTTAGATCACTAGAAATCGGAAACACTGGCTCTGGTATAACAGGTCGTGGCGCAGCAGATACCCATTTTATGAGTGGGTTGATTTGGGACGGAACTTCAACTCAAGAATATACGGTTAGCTCTGTTGCAGTAGGTAAGTATCAAATAACTGACGGCATACACTATTGGGCTACTGCTCCAGCAGGTACAGCAGGAGCCGTTGCTACGCCTCAAACCAATATGATGCTAGATGCCAGTGGGAACCTACTGGTGGGTAAGACTGCTCTCAATACTAATACAGCAGGTTTACAGCTTGAGAATGACGGCTATCTAAGTGCTTGCCGTGACGGAGGCAATGTTGTTTTAGTGAATCGTAAGTCAAGCGATGGTGCATTAGTAACACTACAAAAAGACGGCACAACCGAAGGCAGTATTGGTGTCGCAAGTAATGTTTTAACAATATTTGCAACGTCTAGTGCCAACTGTGGTATAGGCTTTTATAGTAACAGCACAGTAAGACCGCTAAACAACAGCGGAGCATTATCGGACAACGCTATAGACTTAGGAGATAGCGGAACCAGATGGGACGACATCTATGCCACTAACGGCACAATCCAAACCTCTGACCGCAACGAGAAGCAGGACATTGCAGAACTTTCTGACGCAGAGCAACGTGTCGCTGTAGCCGCTAAAGGATTACTACGCAAGTTCCGATGGAAGTCTTCAGTAGCAGAAAAAGGTGACGAAGCTCGCACACACTTTGGAATCATCGCGCAAGACCTACAGGCTGCTTTCGCTGCTGAAGGTTTAGACGCTGGTGACTACGCAATGTTTATCAACAGCACTTGGACAGACGAAGAAACTGGTGAAGAACGTAGCCGCATGGGTGTGCGTTATTCAGAACTTTTAGCCTTCATCATCGCAGCAATTTAACAGGAGTAACAACATGACAACAGTATGGCAAATAAGCCAAATGGAAAGAACACTGGATGACAACGGGGTAATCGTAGCCCACTGGCGAGCTACAGCAACTGACGGTGACTTCTCAGCTTCTAGCTACGGCACTTGCGGCTTTACACCAGATCCTGAAAGCCCTGATTGGGTGGCCTATGACGACATTACAGAGGACTTGGCGCTGTCATGGTGCTTTGACTCAGGTGTTGACAAGGACGCCATAGAAGCGTCCTTAGCAGCTAACATTGAGGCGCAGAAGAACCCAACGCAAGCATCAGGAGTACCGTGGTAATGCTACTACTAGACTACTTAAACGCCCTCACAGCCCTTGTAACGGCCTGTAGCGCTATTACGGCACTTACTCCTACTCCTAAAGACGACAAGCTCATTGGTAAGCTCTACAAGTTCTTAGAGATTGGCGCACTGGTAATCGGTAAGGCCAAACGATAAATGCAGGAAGAAGCAAAAGTCGCAGTGGACGCGCTGGCGGTAACTACGACAGTGTCCACCCTAATGGGCTGGATACCTGCTGTGGCTGCTGCTTTGAGCATTATATGGACTATCATTAGAATCTTTGAGACGGAAACAATACAAAACCTAATCCATAAAAAGAAGGACTCTTAATGTGGAGTACATTGATCTTATCGGATCAATCTGGCCCATCTTTGTGGGCTTCATTGTGCTTGTCCTCACGTTGGGCAGGCTAATGTCCCGTATGGACGTAGTGGAAGAAAAGCTAAAAACTTTGTTTGACCTTTGGAATAATCGTAATGGCTAAAAGATCAGCACCAACTAAAAGAACTATTAAAAGAGGTCAGGACACTTTAGTTGGAACTTCTAAAGGTGGTATGCTTGAAGTTTTAACGGAAGAAACTTCACAGGATTTACCAGCCACTCAAACAAGAAACATTAGAGTTGATGATCCTACGGGTTCTATAGGCAATGCGCCTAAAGCTTGGTGGGACGTAGCAGACCCTAAGGCTTTCTTTGGTGTACAGGGTGAGCGTACAGACGAGCAAAAAGCGAGAGTACAGCAGTTTAGACAGGAGTGGGGAAACGTAAAGGGCGCTGCCGCTGTCAATGGTTTAATAGACGGCACGTACACAGCGGATCAACTAAGTCAAAACTGGGGTGCTGAGAACTTAGCTTCAGTCATTAGAGCTGAAACTTTTGAAGTAGGTGAGTTTAACGAAGGTGATAACTTTGGGTCTTACTTACAGTCAGAGTTTGATAATGTATCTAGCTTTATTAATCCAAGCGGTGAAGGCGTAAGAGGTACTCTAGGAACTATAGACACTGCGTTAAACCAAGGATCAGGAGGCCCTAGAGGAGCTGAAAGAGGCGTTACTGTTACTGCTGGTGACTTAGCTAGTTCTTCTTATATGACTGCTATTCGTTCTGCTGCTGAAACAGCGGGTATTGACATATACGTTGATGGCCCTGCGGGTGGTCAATACGAACTAAACGTAGGCCAGTACGATGATGTACCTTTAGGGTCTTATCATACTGTACGTGAAGCCGACTCACCTTTAGAAATGATCTTTGAAGCTGTACTTAAGCAGATTGTTATTAGTGTTATAACAGGAGGTTTAGCAACAGATTTACAGGCGTTAGGTACACATTTAAGCTCTTCAGGCGCAGTAGCTACAGCAGAAGCAGCTGCTTCTGGTGCTGATATAGCTTATGAAACTAAAAAGTGGGCTTCCACTTTAGGAGATATTCTGACCACCGTAGGGGAAGGGTTAGAGGCTGGAGGCGCTATAGCATCAGGTACTGGTACTGGCGTTGGTAGTCAATTACCTCCTTACATCATGAATGTTCTTGGTCAAGGTGAAGGCGTTGCTAGTGCGGTTGATATTCTACAGACTGTCAACCTTGCTAACGATATTAAAAACGTTGCCGACGATATTAAGGACGCAGATGCTCCCCCTCCTGCTTCAGTAATAACAGAAGAAGTAGTTTCCTTAGAAGCAGATAATGATTTATTAAACGGGGACGGTGAGTTAAGCGGAACTGTAACTGCTACAGAGTTAGGGACAGGAGAGGTGTTTGGGGCGGAGGATTTAGTACCAGAAACTGTAGTTGACGAAGTAGTTATAGACGAAATACCTGTGGAAGTTGGTGAAGTTGATGATACTGTAAAGGTACAAGTAGAAGCTCCAGATCTTACACAAACAGAAACAGTTACTGAAGAAACTTCTGAGGACAGTAGTAGTGCTGCTGACGGTGGCGGGGGTGGCGCTGAAAGCGGAGGCGCTAGTACCGCTGGGGCTGGCACTCCTGCTACTGCTGGAGGTACTGCCGGTTCTGGAGGTACTTCAGGTTCCAGTGAAGGAAGCACTGGTGACGCCCAAAGCACTGACGCTTCTGGAGCAGGAACTGAATCGGTTGAGTCTGAAAGCGGAGTTATAGTCGGTTCAAATGACGGTGTTCCCTATACTAGAAACCCAGTTATAGTTGACAACGGCCCTTGGGTTTATCAAGGGGGAGGCGTGTGGATTATACCTACCGACGAAGAACAAGTTTTACGAGAAGTTTTAGTAGCGGAAGATTATGGTGGTACTTTGGCTGTACAGCTTGCAGAGTTAGCAGCGGGTGAGCCTGACCCTGACTTACAAGCAAAGTACCTTGAAGAAGCTAAAAGGTATATAGGAGATTCTGAAAACTTACCTCCTAATTTTGAAGAAATGACTGCGGAAGAGCTTAAAGAGTTCTTAAAAACACCAACTGGTGAAGTTATTGACGAAACTCCAGAACAGCCTGTTTTTAACGATCCTAATTATGATCCTAATAAAGCAGAAATTTTTAAAGAAGGAGACAGAGCTGATATAGTCCAGAGTTCTGTAGGTACTGGACATACTACTACTACGGAGACTCAAGAACAGATTGAGGCTAAAGCAGCAGAAGAACCAGAAAACAATCTTTCAGTAGTTGATGCTGTTTTAACCTCAGGAAGTGCTGCTACTGATATTTTAGAAGTTCTTATTGAGGAAGCAACTAACGACAACTCTACAGCTCCTGCCGATATAGACACTACAGGAGGTTCTTCAACTAGTACTACAGATGCCTCAGATGCCTCAGATGCCTCAAATACTACAGAAGTAGTAGTAGACCCTAATCAATCAACTGTAGATTCCGATGGTGACACTGGTGACGGTGGTAATGGAGGTAACGCAGGAGGCGCTGTAGACGGCGATGGCGCTGGTACTGAAGGAGGCGGTGTAGACACTGGTGACGGTGGAAAAGCTGGCGATGGCACTGATACTGGCACAGGAGACGGTGGTGGCTCTGGAGACGGAGATGGGTCTGGAGACGGTGACGGAACTGGGACAGGTACAGGTACTGGAGAAGGTGATGGGGATGGCGATGGTGATGGTGACGGGGACGGTTCTGGCGATGGTGATGGTGATGGTAGCGGCTTAGGCGGTACAGGTTTATTTGGTGGTAGAGAAGGTTCTCCTACTGATATTTTTCAACCTAACTATAAACCACTAGAGTACAACACACAACTTCTAACTCCAACTTTATTTGATTTTATAGACTACAATCCTCTTAGGAATTTGAAATGACATACTTAGAATTAGTAAACGGAGTCCTAAGAAGACTCAGAGAAGATCAAGTAGGCTCCGTTAATCAAAACCCTTATTCAGCTCTTATCGGTGATCTTATTAATGACGCTAAAAGAACTGTTGAGGACGCTTGGGATTGGTCTGCGTTACGTACTACCCTTACCATATCCACAACGGAGGACATCTTTAACTATGTACTTACAGGCAGTGGTAATAGGATTAAGATTATTGACGTTATCAATGATACGTCTAACTGGTTTATGACTTACAAAGACACGCATTGGATGGACAATGCCTTTTTAAACGAAACACCCCCTAAGTCAAGCCCTACGTTTTACAACTTTAATGGTGTGGATACTAATGGGGACACTCAGGTTGATCTTTATCCTATTCCTAACGCTGTTTATACTATCCGAGTAAACTGTGTTCAACGTAACCCTGACTTAGTTAATGACGGTGACAAGCTTCAAATCCCACACATGCCCGTACTGCACTTAGCATTGGCTTTGGCTTCCAGAGAGCGTGGGGAAACTGGCGGTAGATCCGCAGGAGAAATGTTAGCATTTGCTCAGAGCTATATGTCAGACGCAATTGCTTTGGACGCATACAAACACCCAGAAGAAACTATCTACAGGGCGGTCTAAGCAATGGCTCAGGACAGACAGAACATAACGATTGCAGCCCCTGCGTTTAGAGGTTTAAACACACAGGACTCTCCGCTTAGTTTGGATGCTTCCTATGCGTCCATTGCGGATAACTGTATTATTGACCAGTACGGGCGTATAGGCTCTCGTAAAGGCTTTACTGCTGTCACCACCAGCACAACGCCTATAGATGGTAGTAACGGCATTGAAGTTATTAAAGAGTACATAGATCCTGTAGGGCCTAATGTAGTTATATCCGCAGGTAACAATAAGATATTCACAGGGACTACTACACTTACTGACGCAACCCCAGCAGCTTATACTATTACAGCTAATAATTGGAAGATGGTAAACTTTAACAATCATTTGTATATGTTTCAGTTAGGATATGAGCCTCTGGTTTACTCAGAACATGCTGGCGTTGTGGAAAAAATGTCTGCACATGCCCATGCCACAGGCACTCCACCACAAGGTAACGAAGTCTTAGCAGCCTTTGGCAGACTCTGGGTAGCTGATTTCTCAACGGATAAGTCTACAATTTACTGGTCTGACTTACTAAACGGTTCAGGGTGGTCTGGAGGTTCTACTGGCTCCATTGACATTTCTAAAGTATGGCCTAATGGTCTTGACGAAATTGTAGCCTTATCGGCTCACAACGGTTTTTTAATCATCTTTGGTAAAAACTCCATTGTTGTTTATCAAGGAGCTAGTGACCCTACTACAATGTCTTTGGCTGACACTATAGCCAACGTAGGTTGTATTGATAGAGACACTGTACAACCCACAGGTACTGATTTACTTTTTATGTCCAACGAAGGCTTACGTAGCTTTGGCAGGACTATTCAAGAAAAGTCAATGCCCGTTAGGGACATTAGTAAGAATGTTCGTAATGATTTATTATACATAAACGCACAACAAGTTAATAGTCCTTTACGATCTATATACAGCCCAGAGGAAGCTTTTTACTTATTGTCCTTTAGTGATTCTAAATACGTCTACTGCTTTGATATGAGGACTGCTTTAGAGGACGGGGCGCATAGGGTTACTACGTGGTCAGACACAACCCTAAGAGCCTTTGAGAGGACTCAGGACGGCTTGTTGTACGTAGGAAATACCAACGGTATTGCCACTTACAGTAACTATCAGGATTACGGTCAGTCCTACGACATGAGCTACTTTAGTAACCCACTTTCCTTTGGGGACAGCTCAAGACTTAAAATACTAAAAGAAATTATCGTTACGTTTATTGGTGGTCAGGGAGCACAGGCAGTTGTAAACTGGGGCTATGACTACAGCCAAGCATATACTAAACAGATTGTTGAGATTAACTCTGGTAGTAAGACGGCTTATTACAATCAAAGTGAGTACAATGTGTCTACTTCAGAGTACAGTCCTTCAATTATTGTGGACAGACCAAAGACTAAAACAACAGGTTCAGGAACGGTAGTGACCATAGGTGTGGACGCTACTATTAATCAAAATGCGTTATCTTTGCAAGAACTTAATATTCAAGCTTTAATAGGTAGGATGATCTAATGAGCAATTACACAAAGACTACAAACTTTACAGCCAAAGATACTCTTCCTACGGGCAACCCTGCGAAGATTATCAAGGGTTCTGACTTTGACACTGAGTTTGATGCACTGGTTACGGCAGTGGCTTCAAAGGCTAACTCAGAAAGCCCAACATTTACAGGGACAGTTACGATACCAACGCTTAATGTGAGCGGTACGTTGACTGCTGGTACGATTACTGGAGGTACATACTAATGGCGCTTATTGATGATCTGTTAGGATTAGGTTTTGATGTAAGTCAGTATAAAAACCTTTCCGACGAACTTAAAAGTTTTGGAAGTACTGCTCAAACAGGTATGCAAACTATAGGTACTACCGCCGCTTCTGAAATGGCGTTTAAACCTTTTACAGTAACTTCTGGTCTTGGGGCAACAACTACTACTGCCGATGGCGGTACTACATTAAGCTTATCTCCAGAGCAACAAGCTTTAGCCACAGGTTTAGAAACAGGCGCTACGGGCTTAATGCCTCAGGCTACTACAAGAACTGGAACCTATGATCCTTTTGCAGCTTCAGCTTTAACTGGAGCAACTACTGCGTTAGGTGGTGTAAACCAACAAGACTTATCAATGGCTCTACAGCGAGCTGGCGTAGGCAATCTTTTTAGTCAACAATTAATGGGCATGGGTGCTCCTACGGGTTTAGAAGGTCTTACACAACAAGCTTTAACAGGGGGACAACAACGTATTGCAGGAGCTGGGCCTTCTTCAGAGCTTAATCAACTAGCTCAGTTATTTGGTGGTAATGTTTCTCAACTTTTACAGCAACAACCTTCACAGCAAATAGGCCAATTAGGCTCTCAAGCTTTAGCTTTAGGTCAACAAGGCTTAGGAGGCGCTGCACCAGCAGACATAGAAGCTTTACGGTCACAGTACGCAGGTCTTGCAGGACAAGCCGCTGGTGGCTTAATGCAGCCAAGAGGGGACAGAGAGCAAGAAGTTTATGAAAGAATTAGAGCCGCACAGTCTCCTGAGGAAGAAAGACAAAGACTTTCCCTTGAGAATCGTTTGGCTTCTCAAGGTCGTTTAGGTGTTGCTTCTTCACAGTATGGAAGCACACCCGAACAGTTTGCCTTAGCTAAAGCACAGTCAGAAGCTCAGAATCAAGCAGCCTTAATGGCTATGCAGCAAGCGGGTACGGAAGAGCAGCAAGCACTGCAAAGAGCTTTAAGTCTTTCAGGTCAAACAGGGCAGCTTGCGGGTACTTCTTCACAGTTGCAATCAGCAGCTCAGAACAGAGCCTCAGAGTTGTCTCAGTTAGGCTTATCAGCAGAGCAGATTGAGTCTCGTTTACAGAGTGAAGGTTTAGGTAGAGCTGGTCAGGCCGCTGGTTTATCCAGTCAGTTTAGACAGGCTTCCTCTGGATTAGAGTCAGAAGCTTTACAGCGAGGCTTGGGTTTAAGTCAACTAGGTATGTCTGGTACACAGGCGGGGGCTGGCTTAGAAGCTCAAAGACTACAGCAACTATTAGGTTTGCAACAAGCAGACATAGGGTCTGCTGGAGCACAGCAACAGCTACAACAGGGTCAATTAGGTCTTGCTGGGGGTATGTTTGATATATCCAGAGGAGCTGCTGGCTTACCTTCACAGCTACAAGCGGGTGACATTGCTAACTTACAAGCGTTGATGCAGTCAGGTTACGCTCCAGAAGCTCAGATGTTGAATCAATTGCAAGTTGGTACTAATATAGCCTCTCTTGCTGATGTAGCGCGTAGACAAGCCGCTATGGAGAAAGCAGAATCTTACGCTTCTGGGCTTGAGGCTAATTTAGAAGCTCAGAAACTAAGGGCTGGTCTATTAGGACAAGCTTTAGGTTCTGCTGGTGATGTTATAGGTGGTGGTATAGGCGGCGGCGGTTTGTTTAGCAGTCTTGCAGGAGCTGTTGACGATGCTTCTAATATTCCAGACTTTCTTAAAAAACTATTAGGATTAGGAACTTAAATAATGGCTAAATTTTCACAAGGGTTTTTAAGTGGTATTTCTGATTTTGGTAAAATGGATCCTAGTCAGCCACAAAGAAGGTTAGCTCAAGCAGCGCCACAGTACAAGCAAATGGGAACCACAGACCCCCTAGCTCGTCGTGTGGGCAGTTTGTTTGGCAACTTAGGCATAGACACAAGCTATATGCAGACGGGTGAGGAACGTGCTGGGGCAGCTATGGCTGAAGCTGGTAAGGGACAGTTTGCGTCTCCTGAGGGTCGCATGATTGCTATGTTAAAAGCTCAACTTCCCAACCTTACACCCAAAGCTCAAATGGAAGTTATGGGTCAAATTGGGGAGCTAACAACTATTGAGCAAGCTAGAGTAAAAAAATCTGCTTTAGAAGAAGAAGCTATTGTGCAAGAAAGGGGCAAACAGGCTTTGTCTAAGTTTGCAACAGCTAGGGGTATTGATTTAACAACTCCCGAAGCAAGAGAAGGTTTTTTTAGAATTGCAAACACCTATAAGATTCCTACGGACGAAGCAGTTACTTTATATGACTCTTTAGCGGAATCTGGAGACCCAAGAGAAGACATTGTTATTAGTGGCAATAGAGCGTTTAACACACGTACTCGAGAGTTTATTAGTCCTGAAGAGGCTACTAAAACACTTCCTTTGAATCAATTAAAAGGTATATTCACTCCAGATTCTATAGCTTCTTATGTTAAATCAGGAAAAGAAGATGATTTAGCACCCATTACTGAGGAAGGAAATCAAGAAGACAGGCTTGTTGCTTCTTTACAGGTTTTAGATAATACTTTAGAAACTGCCGATAAAGCTTTAGGACTTACTGAAGAGTATTGGGCTGGTACGTATCCTCTTGCTCAGTTCGTACCAATGACTGCGGCTAACGAACTTAAGAGTTACGTAACAACACTGCAATCCAATCTAGCATTTGATCGTCTAAAGAAAATGAGAGACAACTCTAAAACAGGGGGTGCTTTGGGGCAAGTATCTAATATAGAACTAGACCTTCTAAAATCCTCTGTATCAGCTCTTTCTCCTGAATCTAGAAATTTTGAAGAGCAGTTAAGAACTGTTAAAAAATCATATGAGAATTTTAAAAGAGGTTTGTTGGGACAAACTCCTGTGGGCGAGAACTATTTTCATGACACTGAGACTGATAGGTTATTCTATATAGATGCTGACAATAATTATATGGATATTGGCGCGATGGGTGTTAAGTAAAGCAACTAAAGATAACACGGCGGGAAACTAAATGGCTATTGTTACTGATAAGAAGTTAATAGAACGACTGGATAAGGCTCGTGCCCAAAAGACTCAACAACAGTCGGCTCCTACAGGGACTGGTGTCGTAACTGATCCTGCTCTAATAGCGCGATTAGACAGTCTTAGAGCAAAGAAAGTCAGTCAAAAACAGGAGGCTACTGAAGAGTCTGAAGTCTCTGTTGTCCCCGAAGGGAGCGCCTTTGGAGACTTTTTTAGAACTGTTGCAGCAGTGGGGTCTAGTGCTGTTGCAGAACCTTTGGCGGGTTTGGCTGGTTTAGGTGCATTAATAGGAACTGCTGGTGATTCTGAAAGATCAGCACAAACTATTGAGTCGGCCCGTGAGTCTTTAACCTATAGTCCAGAAACTGCTGGCTCACAAGCAATGTTGAAAGGCATAGGAGAAGCCTTAGCGCCCATTGCCGAAGGTTTTGAAACAGTTAGTTCTGCTTCTGGGGACACTGTCTTTGAATGGACAGGCTCTCCTGAGTTAGCCGCAGCGGCTTATGCCCTACCAACTGCTGCTTTAGAATTAGCAGGTGTTAAAGGCTTTAGAGGAATAAAAAGACTAAAGGATGCTGACTTAAGGAAAGGCCAAAAAATAGCTCTTTTAGACCCAGAGCTTAAATATAGTGAGTCTGTTGCAGAGGTGAAGTTAAACGACAAAGGCCAGTTAGTGCCCGATTCGGCTGGTATACAGCTCGTAAAGAACGACATTAGCTCTAAAGACGCTGCTGTGATTACTAACAGCAACCCTGCTACTAAAAAACTAATGGCTCAAATGGTTAAAGACTTTGAGGCGGGCAAAGGTAATGACATTTTAGCCATGTCAAATAAAACTACTCAAGCTATAGGAAACTCCGTTGCTAACAGGCTTCAAGTTTTACAAACTAATCGTAAGGCTTTAGGCTCTAGGCTAGACGAGATAGTTGCTGGAGAAGTAGGGGACACACGGGTAGACATTACTAATGCCCTTACTCAGATCAATGCTATGTTAAAAGAAGAGGGCGTAATGCCGCGAATTTCAGCAAAAGGTAAGCTTGGTTTACAGCGCGCTAACGGAGCAGACTGGTATGCGGGGACATCCTTTGACATTCAATCTATGGCTCCTGTAAGAAGAACCATAGAGGACGCCTACAAGCTTTTTGACATGAAAACTCGCTTAGGTAAGACTAATTTGAGGGATGCCCATAAGCTCAAGAAGAATTTAGATGAATTCATAGACGTTGCAAAGGTATCGGAAGGGGGTATAGCCCCTAACACAATGAGAGCTATTGTAGGAATGAGGTCAGAAATTAACAACGTACTGTCTCAGATTGATTCTTATGGCGCTGTCAATAAAGATCTGGCCGCTGTAATTGAAGCATCTAAACCTTTCAAGAAGTTTGTAAAACAAGGTCAAAAGTGGGATGACAGTAAGGTCACTGCTGTTGTTGGCGAAGCAATGAAAACAATAGCCAATGATTCTATGGCCTCTGTTGAGCTAATAGCTGACCTGTCTGTTTTGGATAAAACACTAAAGGCAAGGGGAATTTCCTTTAAAGACGATCCAAGAGCATTAGTACAGTTTAGACAGGCACTGCTTAAAAACTTTAACGTAGACCCCTCTATTCCAAATGCAGGAGCTGGCAGGGCAGCGGGTGGTTTGGTAGTCTCAGCCGCCGTGGGCAATACGTTTGGCGCAGCTCATGACGTTTCAAGGTTGATTGCGGCGGGTATGAAAAAGGGAGACGCTAAAAAGTTAGCAGAAAAGAATAAAAAAGCATTAAACATTATCAAGATGGTTGTTAATCAAAAAGAAAAGTAAAACAAAAGGGGGCATTGCGCCCCCTAAGTTTATATCTCGCAGACTCCAGCTACACAAGCTAAGGTTTGCGCCCCTTCGGTATTATCACTGGACTCCTCAATATCCCATTGCATCCCCTTAGGCATTTCTTTAGCCAGCTTCTGATATGTTTCTTTATCTATCTTCTGATAAGGAGCTTGCTTGTATACGTGCTCGGCTTCTGGGAGGAAGCTGATCCCACTAACGCTATCAAAGTTCTCCCAGATCCACTGACAGACAGCA